CTATGTAAAGCGGATTGAAGACGTAGATACATTAGCTAATACAACCGATACTCCGTTTCGGTTCTTGCCGTGCATGGTTGCAGGATTGGCGTATTACTTGTCAATTAAAAGAGCACCAGAGCGGGTGCAGCTTCTAAAATCTGTGTATGAAGAAGAGTTCCAACGTGCAGCGGATGAGGACGAAGATAGAGTACCGTTGAAGTTACAGCCTAGTATTTCTTATCTTCGGGTAAACTAATGGCTAGATATGCATCTGGGAAATATGCTTACGGTATATCAGACCGTTCTGGTTTTCGTTATCGTCTTGCTGACATGATAACAGAATGGAACGGTCTTAAAGTTGGTCCAGATGAGTACGAGCCAAAGCATCCACAGTTAGAACCTATATCCCCTGGTTCAGACCCACAGGCACTTTTTGAACCTAGACCAGACACAAGTACAGAGGTGGCTGGTCAAAGACTTTTAATAAAGAATCCATTTCAATCAGGTTCTTCGGGTTCTGCGGTAATTACAGTGTTTGAACCTTCTCATGGTCGCAGCACATCAGATGCTGTTGTTTTTCGTAAAGTGGAGGCGTTTGATGGATTTTCAGAATCTAGTCTTGAAAAAGCTACAGGGTATACAATCACGGTTGTCGATGCTAATTCGTACACAATCACCATCACCGGAGGTGAAACAGCGACAATCGGTAACGCACGAGGCGGCGGTGACAATGCGACCTCTGGGCCGGGGACAGCAACACCATCAACAGCATCGACCTTTGATGCAACAAATGTTACACTCGATTCGGCAACTAAGACTTTTGACGAGGGCTAAATGGCTAAACAAACAGTAGGAATCGGATCAAGCGCAAATGATGGCACAGGTGATACTCTTCGTGCCGGGGCCGATAAGATAAATGACAACTTCAACGAAATATACAATGCGTTGGGTAACGGCACAGCTTTAACTGATATCATCGATACAAATGGTCTTTTTAATGTTAGTTCTGGTGCAAACAAAATTGTTTTTTATTACGCTGCTTTAGCTGATTTACCAAGCGCATCAACCTATCATGGGGCTGTGGCTCATGTTCACGC